AGTACATTTATTGATGGTAATTCAAAATACAATCGTATAATCTCGACATTTCCTGACCAATTCTCAAAAGCAGCATCTTATTTAGGTTTATCATATAAAAGTATGGTTTTAAGTTATGAGATTCCTGAAAGTGATGTGTTATATAATGTATTTAAAAGAATCAATGAAGATTTCAAATCGGAATTATTATCAAATGGTGTAAGTGAACAATCATATATAGATTCAGAATTGGAGATAGTAATGTACACAAATCAAGATTCATTAGATTGGGATGACTATTACTTTGAGGGTAAAATCTTGGTACAAGGAAGTAGACCTTTTGAAGAAGATGAGGAACTAAACCCTGAAGGTACCTATAAAATAACGTCTAATCAAGTAATGCAAATTGCAGAAAATGTAATTAGAAGGTATAACAAGTTTGTAAACTTGTTAGAGGTAACAGAATGGATTGATGAATAATATTTATAAAAATGGAAGAATTTAAAAAGATATTGTCTAGTTTCCAAGTTAAGGATACCCTTAACCCTAAAATTTGGACAAACGTTGATAATGAAGAGCAATCAAAAATGCATCCTGAAGTTAGGGAGGCTTTATTGGCAATTGCTAATGAATTCATTGAATTTTTAAATGTTGATATTTTTGTATCAGACGTAACCATGACAGGTTCTTTAGCCAATTACAATTGGTCTGATTTTTCAGATGTTGATTTACACATCATGTATAATTTTGATGAAGCTGGAGAGTTCAAGGAAATCTACAAAGAACTTTTTAAAATGAAAAAAACATTATTCAATTCAACTCACGACATTCAAGTTAAAGGTTATGAAGTTGAGTTATATGTTCAAGATAGTAGTGAACAACATATATCGTCAGGAGTTTATTCGGTACTTTTTGATGAATGGATTAATGAACCATCATTAGAAGAGGTAAGTATAGATGAAAGAAAGATTAAAGAGAAAGTTGAACAGTGGATGGACATTATTGATATGACTATTGAAGACTCTGACGATGACGATTTTCAATCATCTATAGAAATGATTGAAAAAATAAAAGACAGGTTGAAAGATTATAGAAGTGCCGGTCTTGAGAGAGAAGGTGAATATTCCTATGAAAATTTAGTATTTAAATTTTTGAGAAGGAACGGATATATACAAAAACTTTTTGATTTTGCTAATGAATTGACAGACAAAAATCTTTCGTTAGAACAAGAAGTTGTTGAATAATTTATAAAACGCTGAAAAATGTGATATTTCAGTATATTTATATAGAAAAAAATTATGGCAGTAACAGCATGTACTTCTTATTACACCGCAGTGTTAACAGGTTATGTACCTGGAACAGGTCAAACTGTTGGCGAAATTGTAACGTGGGATTTACCACATCCAGTATGGACAACAGAGGATGAAGAAACTACGGTAATTGCCATCCAATGTCAGTCCTTTACATTGGGCGGGTTTAATGGACTAAACAACTAACAAAAAAATATACAAAAATGGCAGATTTAAAACCAATTGGTAGTGAAAAGTTAACGGGAGACGCTAAAATAAGACGTATTATGGAAATTGCACGTTTTAATGAAGTTGACCGCACTAACATTAAAGAAACATCAACTACTGAATATAGCCGTCAGTTAGCTGATGGAAAAAAATACCACATCGTTAATGAAAAGAATGGTTATATTATCAAGTCTAGCATAGACGAATCAACAGGAGATTACATGGAGCCAATGAAAAATAGAAAATACTATTCTTCATATTCTCAGGCACTTAAGAGTTTTAATCTATTAGCTAAAGAATTAAACAGAGTTCATGAAAATGAAGAAGGTGTTTCGTTGTTTGGTGAAGAAAAGAAATTTGTTTTAAAAACTCCTAAAGCTGAAGCACCTGCTGCTGAACCAACATTTGACTTACCACCTGCACCTGCAGAGACTGAGGCACCTGCATCACCTGTAGATGCTGAAGTACCTGCAACTGATGAATTAGATTTAGATTTAAGTTTAGATGAACCAGCTGCCGATGGTGGGTCTGAAGAAATGGATTTAGGTCTTGATATGGAAACTGAACCAACGGTTGACGGTGGTGATGAGGAAGTTTCTTTCAAAGCAATTCAAAAACTTACAGGTAAAATTACACAAAAATTAAGAACTTTAGAAGAACAACAAGGTTTGACTTCAGAGAATATGAAGTACGTGATAAATTCTATTTTTTCTGCCATGGATTTATCTAAGTTGACTGAAGAAGATTATGACGATATCCTTAACAAACTTGAAGGTGAAGAAGATACTATCGACTACGGTGTTGATGATGAAATCGATTTAAATATTGATGCTAGTACTGAAATGACTGAACCGGCACCTGCGGAAGAACCAGAAATGGCTGAAGGTGAAATCGGATATGACAAAATCATGGACGAAATTTTTTCAGAATCTAAAGTTGATAGAGTACTTTCAAAGTATTTTGTAATTACTGAGTCTGAAAAGAAAAATGAAGATGATAGAAAAGTTAATAACTATATTTCTGAAATTAGAAATAAAGTAACTATTAAATCACAAATCAAAGAACTTTCAGAAACTATTGAACAAGAATTAACTTCTGATTTCTTAGTAAAAGAACATAAGGATATTAAATTCTTAGGTAAAACAAACAAGGGTAATTTAGTTTTTGAAAACGAAGGTCAACAACTTAAAATTACACGAAAAGGTGAAATTTTATGAAGCTAATCTACGTAAATGAGTTAGGACCAAATTTTAGAGGCGATAACATTTACGAGTTTATCTTCTCTGATATAGATGACGTTTGGGGTGATGAGTGGGATTCTGAACCAGCTTCAGGTAAACCCTCTCCACCCCAAATTGATTTTATAAAGAAAGTAGGAGTTCTTAAAAATTCTGGACTACATTTAAATCTGATACAAAACTCAGATTTTTTTTCAGTTTATGATTCGGTTGAGGGTGTTATTGCACTAGCTTGGGAAGATTCAGATTCTGATGCCGTTACAGAAGAAAAAATGAAAAGATTAGTTTTTCATTTTGGTGAATCTGTAAAAAATATAGAAGACAAATTATACGAAAGAGACATCGTGTTAAATTATGAAAAAACATTAGTATTATGAAATCTAACAAAGTAATCGCCTTATTGAAAGAAGGATTTAGGTTTGAAACATTATCTAAATTGAATGAATCTCAAATCAATACCTTATATGGTAAATTAATCTCTGAACAAAGTATTACAGACGCAGCAAAAAAGGCTAAAGAAGAATTGGCCGGTTTGGGTCAAACTGTTGATTCAATTGCAAAAAAAATAGCATCTGAAGAGGATAACATAGAAACTGATGACGCATTAGGTGATTTGGCAATGCAGACCGATACGGGTCAAGAAACACCTCACGGTGAAAAAGATATGGCACCTGATGGAATGGACGATGACTCAGATAATAATCGTTCTACAATGGGTGAGGAAAAAGAAGAAAACAATGCTTGGGCGATTTGCACTAGTCAATTAGGAAAAGAATTCAAGACAACTAAAAGAAGTGAATGGAGTGCTAAACAAATGAATAAATATGAAAGATGTGTTAGAGATGTAAAACAACAAAATGAAAATCATCAAAAGGTTGTTAGACAGATTGAAGAATCTTTAGTATCTTTGATTAAGAAATATGTAATGACTGAAAAAATGACAAAGAAAGATATTTTAGAGGCGGATACCAAAGAAGCACCTGTTAAGACTCCGGTTAAGACTCCGACAAAGCCTGACAGAAAATCTCCATACCAACCAAAACATCAACCAGCACCAAAGGCTGGTGACACAAAAGAGGCTCCTGTTAAGACTCCAGTTAAAACACCAACAAAACCTGATAGGAAGTCACCATACCAACCAAAACATCAGCCAGCACCAAAAGCTGAATTACCTGATTTCTTAAAATTCAAAAACTTAAATATTCAATTCAGAGATGAAAACCAGGATTAAAATTAACGAAGCTCCAATCAGTTACGATGGACCCGAAAGAATGTCACCAGACATTCAAAGAAGTATTGAAGATAAGGATACTCCGTTTTCGGACAATCCTGCGTTGGATATTGATATAGATGATGATGGTACTGTGTCAACTTTTGAAGAATTAATTGCTTCAAAAAGATTTAAAGATGTAGTAGAAAAGGTAAAACGTTATACAGGTTTGACTAACATCCCTCAGGGAATGAACGGTCTACAACAACTTATGATGATGATGGCTCAGGCTGTTCAAACAGTTAAGTCAATTGAAAACGAGAACAAAGAATATTTGGAAAATTTAGCAGTTGATTTGGTCAAGAAAGAAATGTCATTACCTGAGAACGCATTCCAATTTGATGTTGAATTGACATCAGGTATGGGTCAGGTGGACACGTCTAAATTACCAAAGAAATCACAAGAACCATCTGAAGAGGATGTTTTAGAAAAATTTGGTGTATCTGAAGATGAAGCGGAAGATGATATAGATAACTTCATGAAAGCTTTTGAAAAGTTTGACTTAGAAAAGGCAAAAAGAAGATTTATCAACTCATTGATTCAAGGGGCATCCAAAAAAGGACACTACATGTTCAACTTAGTTGAGGAAGAATTAAATAGAATCGACCCAAGACTATTGAATCTTTATGGTGTGTTAATGTCAATCAATGATTTATTGTATTGGATTATGCCAGAACAAATGATGAACATGATGGGTGAAACAGGTCAAGGTGTTGAAGGAACTGAAGAGGTTGATGATAAGACAGACCCCCCTACTATTAAAGTTAAAGGTTTGTTTTTCCCTATTCTGATTCACGAGTTACTTAAGGGTGTATATGAAGTATTAGGTACACAAGGTTTACCTGATGACCCTAAAGCTGCCGAGATGGTTATGATGTCACAAGACACGTTACCATACGAAATGTGGGATTTAAGATTAGGTCCAGTAATTTGGGAAAGATTCTTAGAATCATATCCTGATGAGTTATTTGAGGATGATTTGAAAGAAATTCAAAACTACTTGTTCTCAAGATTCTCAGCTTTGAGTACTGAAGAATTCTTCCAAGTTGCTAGGGAAATCATGGGTAAAACACCTGCAGGAAAACAAATCGTAAAAAGAATGGTTGATGAAATCATCGAAGAACTTAAAAAATACGACTACGAAGACGCTATTAGTTCTAATGATGAGGACGAAGAAGATGATGATGACTTCAGAAACTTTTTGGGTGATTTAGGTATAGATTTATCATAAATGATTTATACTATGGTTAATGGCGTTATCGAAAGAACAAGCAATTTTAGAGTATGCTAAATGCGTAAAAAATACACCTTACGCACTTAGGACATATTTGCAGACTTACGATAACACACAATCCAAGTATGTTCCATTAGAACTTTTTCCTGACCAAGTAAGGTTAATTGACGATTACGACACTCACGAAGAAAACATTGCATTGAAATACAGACAAGCGGGGGTATCTACGGTTACCTCTGCTTGGGTTTCAAAACGCTTGGTTTTTGCTTCTAAAACAAAACCTGAAAAAATTCTTGTTATTGCCAACAAACAGGATACGTCTATTGAAATGGCAAACAAGATTAGAGCCTTTGTTGAACAATGGCCGTCTTGGTTAGGTGTTGGGTTTTCAAATGAAAAGAATGCACAAAAACATTTTAAGTTATCAAACGGTTGTGAGGTAAAAGCCGTTGCAACTTCAAAGGATGCACTTCGTGGTTATACTCCAACTATTCTTATTTTTGATGAGGCTGCCTTTATTGACGCTGATGATGATTTCTGGTCTGCCTGTATGGCATCTTTGTCTACAGGTGGTAAAGTAATTGTTATTTCTACCCCTAACGGGTTTGACCCAATTTATTACAGTATTTACGACCAAGCCCTTCGTGGTATGAATGATTTCAAAATCACGGAAATGTATTGGTATCGTGACCCACGATATTCTAAAGATTTAAAATTAATTAAAGTTAAAGATATAGTTCATTATCTATTAAATCGTGCTGAATATAAAGATGATGAGATTACGATTGATTATACCGACATTAATCCATATGAGCGTGATTTTGACAAAATAAAAAAACAGTTTGCTGATGGTTATAAACCATATTCATCTTGGTTTGAATCAATGGCAAAAAAGTTAAAATTTGACAGAAGAAAAATTGCACAGGAATTAGAATGTAACTTCTTAGGTTCAGGTGATTCTGTAATCCCGTCTGACGTAGTTGAAAGGATGAAAGAAAATGACATCAAAAATCCTGAAAACAAATTTATGGGTGGTGCTATATGGCAGTGGAAGGAACCTGTAGATGGACACAAATACATTATGGGTATTGACGTTTCAAGAGGTGATTCTGAAGACTTTACCACTTTTAACATTATTGATTTTGATGAAAGAGAACAGGTGTTGGAATACCTTGGAAAAATACCACCAGATGTTGCTGCTGAAGTTGCTATGAAATGGGCGGTAATGTATAATGCGTTTGTTGTTATTGATATAACAGGTGGTATGGGTGTATCCACATCAAGAAAATTACAAGAACTTGGTTATAAAAATTTATACGTTGATGGTGTAAATGTTGCCGATAAGTGGAAGTACGACCCAAAGGCAATGGAAAAAATTCCAGGAATAAACTTTAACTCAAAAAGAGTTCAGATTGTTGCTGCGTTTGAAGAAGCATTAAGACATGGATTTCATATTAGGTCAAGTCGTTTGTTAAATGAATTAAACACTTTTGTTTACGTGAATGGTAGACCTGACCACCTTAAGGGACAACACGATGACCTTATCATGTCTTGTGCGATGGCAATCTATGTTGGTGAGACTTCATTCTCACAATTGGAAAAAGTAACAGAAACAACAAAAGCAATGGTGGAAAGTTGGACGGTAAATGAAACACCAGTAAAAGGTTCAATGAAGGACTTCAATCCAGGAATATCTATGGGGAACTACGGAAGGGACAATCAAAAGTTTGGTCAACCTACACAAAGTGATTATCAGAAGTATTTATGGTTATTCGGTAGATAAATATTTATTTCTTTATTGAAGAATGAACGTATTATTAATAAGAGTATAATGGCAGAAAATAATTTAACGATTTGGCAGAGACTTGGTAAAGTTTTTGGTCCCGACTCAACTTTGGACCAGCAAGCTCCTGTTTATAAATTCGACAAAAAAGAATTACTTAAAACAACCGATAAACAAGAGTACGATAGAGAAAAACTTCAAGCTCAACAATCACTTTATTTGGGTCAACAATGGACCAAAGTTGAAAGTAATTTATATACTCAAGCCGTTTATTATCAACCAACAAGATTGGCTGCGTATTATGACTATGAGAGTATGGAATATACTCCTGAAATTTCTGCAGCACTTGACATATATGCCGAAGAATCAACAACAGCAAATGAAGATGGATTTATATTACAGATATACTCTGAGAGTAAACGAATTAAATCAATTCTTGCAGACTTGTTCAATAACAGATTGGATATCAATACTAATCTACCTATGTGGACAAGAAATACTTGCAAGTATGGAGACAATTTTGTCTATTTAAAATTAGACCCGGAAAAGGGAATCATGGGTTCCCAACAATTACCAAACATTCAACTTGAAAGGATTGAAAGAGGAATGAAAATTTCTGCAGGTAAATATCAAACAGATGCCACAGCAGAAGCGTTGAAATTTATTTGGAACGAAAAAGGTTTAGAATTTAACACATGGGAAATAGCTCACTTTAGATTATTGGGTGACGATAGAAAGTTACCTTACGGTACCTCAATGTTAGAAAAAGCCCGTCGTATTTGGAAACAGTTAATTTTGTCAGAAGATGCGATGTTAGTATACAGAACTTCAAGAGCACCTGAAAGACGTGTGTTCAAAGTGTTTGTTGGTAATATGGATGACAAAGATGTTGAACCATATGTACAGAGAGTTGCTAATAAGTTTAAAAGGGACCAAATTGCTGACCCACAAACAGGTAATGTTGATTTGAGATTTAATCAAATGGCTGTAGACCAAGACTTTTTTATTCCTGTACGTGACCCAAATGCACCAAACCCAATCGACACTTTACCTGGAGCTCAAAACTTATCTGAAATTGCGGATATTGAATACATTCAAAAGAAGTTGTTAACAGCACTTCGTGTTCCTAAAGCATTTTTAGGTTTTGAAGAGGTTGTCGGTGATGGTAAAAATTTATCATTGCAAGATATTCGTTTTGCAAGAACTATTAACAGAATTCAAAAGTCGATGATTCAAGAAATGAATAAGATTGCAATTATTCACTTATACATTCTTGGATTTGAAGATGAGTTAAACAATTTTGTTTTAGGATTAACAAACCCGTCATCACAAGCTGATTTGTTAAAATTAGAGACTTGGAAAGAAAAAATTCTTCTTTACAAAGATGCTGTTGGTGACCCTGGTAATGGTATACAGGCAGTTTCATCTTCATGGGCTAAAAAACATATTCTTGGTTTTTCTGATGAAGAAATTAAACTTGATATACAACAACAAAGAATTGAAAAGGCTGTAGCTGCTGAACTTGAACAAACACCACAAGTAATAACTAAGACAGGTATATTTGATAACTTGGATAAGTTATACGGTAATAAAGGAACACAACCAGCTCCGGGTGAAGAACCCGCAGGTGAAACAACAGAACCTGCTATTGGTGATTTAGGTGGATTTGGTGAACCTGCATCTTTAGAAACAGGAGCACCTGAAATTCCTGAAACACCTGAGGCACCAGCACCGGGTGGTGGTGATGCTGAAGTTACACCCGAATCAATCAAAGATAGAGATATGAATCTTTTGATTGAGGATGACATTTTGAGGGGTCAAGATGTACTTGATTTGTCCAAGGGAAGAAAATCTTTGGGTGAAATTGAAGATAAACTTAATGAGTTACTGAATAAGTAATATTTATTAATAAAAATATTATGAATAAGTTCGGACAATTTAAATCAAATTTAGACCACCTAATCGTTCAATCATACGGTAAAGAAAATTTCAAAACCGTAATGAAAGAGTTCAAAAAGAACTTCCTGTCCAACAAAGCCATCTCTGAGATGTACTTTATCTATAATGATTTATCAGCACAAAAAGGTATCAACAAAGATATTGCCACTGAATACGTTAATGAATCGTTTGAAAGATTATCCGATTTAATTTCTTCTAATCAGAAAAAAATTGATGAACTATATAAGTGGGTAAAAACAAATTTAGAAGGTGATGTTGAAAACGAATACTCCAACATTGATTTTGTAGTTTACGAAAATAAGATTACAAATCTTGAAAGAATATTAGAGACAAAAACACAAATTAAAAGTCTTTTACTTTCAACAAAAAAAGAAAAAGTTCAAGAAAGTGTAAACATTCCACTTTCATCTATGTTGAAAATTGTTACAAATACATTCAATAAAGAATATTCAAATATTTCTGAAGAAGATAAAAAAGAATTAAAATCTTTATTGTCCTTGAATAAAAAACAAATTTCAGAAGAAATCAAATCAGTCAAAGAAAATGTTATATTAAAATTGTCAGATAAAATTGCAGAGTCAGATGATTCTGAGTTAAAAGAAAAGATTGGTAATACAATTCAAAAAATACAAGAAAGTGAATCTGATTTGATTTCGTTATATAAACTTAAACAATTAGAACAAGGGTTATAAAGAAAAAGTCCGACTGAGTCGGACTTTTTTATTTTGTTTCCATGTGTTGGAGATATTGTTTGTATTTGGCTTTTTGTTTCTTCATTCTTTTTGTTACCGATTTTTTGACAAATTCCTGTCTTTCACGTAACATATCAATCTGTTTGGTCTTAATGACCTTGTACTTGTATCGTTTTAACGCTTTTTCGATACTTTCACCTTTTTGTACTTCTATTACTATCATAATACTATCTTAATAAATATAGTTGAGTTTGGGAAGTTTTTGACAAATACTTTTTTTTTGATTATAATATATCAAACAATAAAACTTCTTAGATGAAATAATAAATGAAAAAAGGAAAAACATCGAAATTATCAATTTTTGATAATGCGAAATGTGTGTACGGAACTGTAGATTCAATAAATTTTAAATCACTTTACATAAACATACAATCTTGGGTTGAACCAATAAAGGAAGTAGAAAATTGGGATAGAGTAACGGGAAATTTAAATAGACAAATTAAACATAATTTGTTAGAGGTTATTGACCAAGATGTGTTTGAAAAAAACTCTATTGTTGATTTGGACCTACGCTCAAGTGGGATACAACTAAATAAAAAAAGTTTTATGAGTTTAGAAATCACACTATTTTTAAAAGATTCT